AGTAGAAAGAATAAAGTTATTAACTATAATCTATACAATGATATAGTTGATAAGAAAGAGATGGAAAGGGTTGTTAATCCTTTAGGATTGGAGGATGTAGATTTTCCAGCAACCTATAAGAATTACCCATTACTCAATTCTAGTGTAAACTTACTGTGTGGTGAGGAAAGGAATAGAATTTTCTATCCTATGGTTACAGTTATCAATAGTGATGCTGTTACTAGTAAGTTACAAGATATTGATGCTGCATTTACTGAATTTTATATTCAGAAGTTAACTCAAGGTGCTACAGATCAGAATAAACTACAAACTGATATACAAAACTTTGGTAGATGGTCCAAGTATACCTATAAGGATAAGAGGGAGAGAATGGCATCTCAAGTACTTAAATACTTATATCATACTCAGGATTTAGCTGAAGAGTTTAGTAGAGGATTTAAGGATGCTTTAATTGGTGGAGAAGAAATATATGTTATTGAAATATATGGGGGAGAACCTGTATTAAGAAAGGCTAATCCTTTAAATATATATACTTTACGCAGTGGAAGTTCCTGGAAAGTTGAGGATGCTGATATTATCATAGAGGATATTTATTTACCTCTAGGAGAAACTATTGATAGATATTATGAACATTTAAAGAGTGATGATATTACTAAACTAGAAGAAGGACATTTACTTACAGTAGGATCTAAAAATAGTTTATATAGTTCTCAGATTATGAATCCTGTATGGAATATTAATACAGTTATAGATAATCCTGAGGATTTGGGTATTACCATTATGACAGGTTTTAACACATCCTATTTTAATGGAGTCTATGATTCTGATGGTAATATTAGAGTTACTAGAGTTGTATGGGCAGGATTGAGAAAAGTAGGTATTCTTACCTTTATAGATGAAGATGGGGAATTACAGAAAGATTATGTTCCAGAACAATATAAACCTGCTAAAGATAAGGGTGAAGAAGTAGAGTGGATTTGGATTAAAGAGTGGATGGAAGGAACCAGAATTGGTAACGACATCTTTGTTAAAATGCAGCCTTGTGAGATACAGATGAGACATAGAGATAATATTTCTATCAGCCATCCAGGTATTGTAGGTACTATCTATAACACTAATTCATCTAAAGGTAGAAGTTTAATGGATATTGGTAGAGACTATCAATATCTATATAACCTATTCATGTACAGAATGCAGTTGGCTGTTATGAAGGATAGAGGTAAGATTGGTATGATTCCAATGCACCTTATTCCCGATGGTTGGGATATGAATAAGTGGTTGTACTATGGTGAATATATAGGTTGGGCTCCAATTGATCCATTTAATGAAGGTCAACGTGGTGCATCAAAAGGTAAACTAGCTCCTACAAATACTCCTACAGATATAGATTTATCTGATGGAAACTATGTACAGAGACAGGTAATGATGTTAGACTTCATTGAAAGAAGGGTAGAATCATTAACTGGTATTACTCCTCAACGTAAAGGTTCTATTAATAATAGAGAGACTGTAGGTGGAGTAGAAAGATCTGTTGAACAAAGTTCACATATTACTGAGGAATGGTTTAAGATACATGATAATACTAAGGTAAGAGCATTACGTGCACTACTTGAGGCTGCTAAGATTGCTTGGAGAGAAAAATCCTTTGTTAAGGAATTTGTATTAGATGATGCTACTAAGGAAGTTTTAGAATTTGATTATGAAGTATTTGTAGAAGCAAGTTATGGAGTTGATGTAACTAATGCTACTAGAGATGCTCAGGCATTATCTAGGATGCAAAGTTTAGCAGAAAGATTTATACAAGTTAATGCTCCTATGGCAATTATTACAGACTTAATGAGTACAGATGATCTAGCTTCTCTAAAGAGAAAGATGGAGATGTATGATGAGGAATTGAAACAGCAACAACAACAAACTGCTCAAGCTGAACAAGAGGCTATTAAGGCTGAGAGAGAACAAGCATTAGAGATTGAACAGAATAGACTTGATCAAGAGTACCAATTAGAGTTGGAAAAGCTTGATAGAGAGGACGTTAACAAACAGTTAGACAGAGAATATAAAATTGAATCTGAGACTATCAGAGCTATGGGAATGGCTAAAGATACTGACATTGATAAGGATATGATTCCTGATGTATTAGAGCAAAATAAGATAGCTCTTGATAATGTCAAGCATAGTAGAGAGATTGCTACTAAGCAGAAGGAAACTGCTAATAAGAAAGAGATTGAACTGAAAAAGATTGCTCTTAAAGAACAAGAAATTAAGAGTAAGGAAAGAATGCAGAAGTCTAAAGATGTAGCAGCTGAAAGAAGAGAAAGAATTAAAGGAAGAATTGCTAAAGCTAATAAAGTATCGGGTGAACGTTAAATATTAAATGATGAAAGAAAGTAGATTAAGTAAGAATATAGAGACAATTCTCAATTCGCAAATTGCAAATGAGATGAATTCTAGTAAACTTTATAGATCCATGAGCAACTGTCTAGAGTATAGTGGTTGGGTTGGAGCTGCTAAACTTTGGAAAAAGTATGCTGAAGAAGAGAATAGTCATGCTGAGAAAGTTATATCCTATATGCAGGATAGAGACTGTAAACCGCAAATTCCTTTAACTATATTACCTCCTCAAGATTTTGAAGGAATTAAAGTTATTGTAATGAAATCTGATAAGCACGAAATAAAAATTACAAATGATTGGAAGAAGATTGCTGAGGCTGGTTTAAATGAAAGAGATTTCTTAACCTTTGAGTTAGCGCAAGAATTCCTAAAAGAACAAAGGGAGGAAGAAGAAAAATTGGTTTACTGGATGGATAGAATAAGCATGTTAGAAAGTACTAATACATCACTATACTTTTTAGATAAAGAAATGGGAGAAAAGGTTTAAGCTATAGGGGAAGGTTAAATAAATTTTTTTATAGTAGAAATGTCATTTATTAATTTTAATTTTACAACGAAGCAAAACAAAGAAGCAAATGGGAAAGAATGATGATTTATTTGAAGTAGATTTAGGGAGTTCAGGAGTTACTCTAATGGAACATTCAGGAGTGTCACAAACTGATACTCAAACGGTGGATAATAAACCACATGTAGAACAAATTTCTAAGAATAACAATGAATTTGAACTTGTAGAAAACTTATTAGAAGATTCTAGTGAAGAAGATAATGAGGTAGAGGATAATAAAGAAGAAGCATCATCAAAGGAGACTAAGAAAACCCCTCCTTCTGCTAATGATACTGAAGATGCTTCTGATTCCTTTGCTTTTGTCTTTGCCGAGAATCAGCAGGAGGAGGGTAATCTTAGCTTTGAACTGAACACTGAGGAGTTTAAAAAACTCATTGAGACTGAGGGAGAAGCTGCTGCAATCACATGGTTGTGGAATAAAGAGAAGGAGCATGTGCAAAACTCTATTAGAGAAACTTATGATGCAGATGCTAGAGAATTAATGGAGTTAAAAGATGCTGGCGTAGATTCTGATACAGCTAGAGAATTAGTAGGGGCCAAGATTAAGTTTGAGGGAATTACTGATGAGCAGTTAGAAGAACAAGAAGATTTACGTAGACAGGTTCTTACACAAGATTTAAAGAATACTACTAGTCTATCTGATGATAGGATTAAAAAATTAGTAGATAGAGCAGTGGCTACAGGAGATGATATTGATGAGGCTAAAAAAGTCTTGCCTAATATTCAGAAGTTCAATGCGGATCAGATTAAGTTAGAGAAGAAACGTGTTGAAGATGAGGAAAAATCTCAGGCGGAAAATGCTAAAGTTAGTAAAGAAGCTTTAATCAAGAAGATTGAAGATATTAAAGAAATTCTTCCTGGATATGAACCTAATAAACAGGTTAAAAAGGATATTCAGAAGATGATTACAGAGCCTGCTGCCAAGACTAAAGATGGTAGAATACTAAATGGTGTTTGGGCCAAGTTTCAGGAAGATCCTGAGAATTCTCTTATTAAACTAGCATTTATTATGCAGAGTGGTATATGGGATGGCAACTTAACTAAACTAGAGAAGAAGGCTGCTACAACTACAGCTAAGAGAATGGAAGATGTGATTAACTCTAAAGGTGGTGGTATTAGTACTAAAGGTAAAACTACAGTAACTGGAGGAGATGATGATTCTATGGAATCCATGAAACAAGCATTTCCATTATAATATTACATAAGGATTAATTTCAAAACAAATATAAAATGGGCGTTAAAATTAGTAAACTTCAGGTAGTAGAGCAAAAGAATTGGTCAGGCTTAACTACTGAGAACCACTTGGGGTGGTTGGCTATGAAGGAACCTGAGTATATTAGCAAGGTTATCGACCGAGTTTATGAACTAAACTATGGTGCAGACAACTTTGTTAGTTTTATTGAGAAGTTCCCTGTTATGTACTTGAACCAAGACGGTATCTATCGTTGGATGTTACAAGGATCAGAGGAAAGAAATATTCCTCTAGTAAAAGCTACTGTTACATTAGCTGGTTCACAGATTACAGATGCTGATAGAGCTGGACTAGCTGGAGGTACTTTCTACTTATTTTATGGAGAAAGATACTTTGCTGCTACATCACAAATTGTAGGGCATCACCCAGAAACCTACTCTGTACGTGTAATTGAAGATCCTGTACAGTATGGTAACTACTGGGCATATAAGTGTGTACTTTGGGGTGGAGACCAAACTTTATTCCTTCCTGCTGAAGAAGTAGCTGTTGGAACACGTTGGTCAGAAGACTTTGCTTACACAGAGCAAACACTATCTGAAAGAGGTAATGAAGTTCACCACACTTCTCCTTTCATCATGGAGAACACTACATCACAAATTCGTAAGAATTATGATGTTCCTGGTAACATGATTACTGAAGGTAAGAATCATCCTCTAGCATTTGACTTTATTGACCAAAATGGTAAGAGACAAACCCGTTGGATTGACAAATTGGGTTGGGACTTTGCTACACAATTCCGTAGGGATAAGGCTAGATTACTCATGTATGGAAAATCCAATAGACTTGCTGACGGTTCATTCCAAGGTAAAGGTGAAAGTGGATTTACTATCCGTGCAGGTTACGGTCTATATGAACAAATGGGTGGAGGTAACGTAGCTTACTACAATAACTTCTCTATTGACTTCTTAACAGACTTTGCTCAAAATATTACGTACAACAAGGTTCCTGAGGATAAACGAGTATTCGTACTTAACACTGGTTCATGGGGGGCTTATCAATTGCATAAAGCTTTGATGAATAAAGCTGCTTCATATCCTTGGTTACGTGATGGTTATAATCTTAAGGTTGGTGCTGATGGTAAGATTGATCTACAAGAAGGACAAATGGTTTCTTTCAAATGGATTAATGGTATTACTTTCCAACTGATGATTGATCCTATGAAGGATGATCCAGTTCGTAATAAAGTTATGCACCCAGATGGAGGTCCCGCAAGTTCTTATGTTTATGACATATTTGACTTTGGTACATCTAATGGTCAACCTAATATTCAACGTGTAGCTGTTAAGGATAATGAAGAATTCTTTGGTTATATTCCAGGTATGCGTGATCCATTCTCTCCATTTAATAAGAGAAATGAACCCAGAATGATGGCTACTCCTAAAGATGGATATAGTGTATACAAGCAATTTATTGGTGGTGTATTACTACGTAATCCTTTGAAAACTGGTAGGTTAATTCCAACTATCTATTCATAATAACTAGAAAAAAGTTAGGAGATTTCTTGGATTTCTCCTAACTTCTTTTTATATTTGTAACTTAAATTTAAATTTATGGCAACAAACAAAGAACAAGTAAAGGAAGCAGCAATTGAAGAAAATTATTTAGAAAAGAGGTATTTTTTAAAACTTATTCCTAAATCACAGGGAATGGAGTTTGCTAAGAATCCACAACATATAGGTTATGGAGGTACTTTTGAGGGAGCAGTAACTAGATTTACTCTAGGCATGGATGAAAAAACTATGAAGATTATTAACCCTTTTAAGAGTAAAGAAGAGCAGAAATACTTTGAGGAGCTTTTTAAAGAGGACATGAATACTCTTAAAATAGATAATCCTTTTTGGACCAAATATGGTATTACAGTTACTAAGACCCCAGAAGTTGTAGAAATTGGACAATTATTTGATGGAAATGATCCTAAAGATGCTATAGCAATTAAAGTATTACGCACCTTAAAGAATATTGTAGCTCCTTCTTGGGAAGAGAGATATAATAAAGGAACTTACAAATGGGCCCTTATCCCAGAGGATTATGAAGAAGAGAAAGCTGGTATTGAGATAGATATTCAGAAGAAGATTTGGATGCACTTAGGTTCAATAGATTCTAGTGCTACTAAAATGCAAGACTTCTTAAGTATCTATTATGCAGGTAAAGGAAAGAGTAGAAAGATTCCTGAAGATGCAAGTAAAGAGTTTTTAGTAAAAGAATTGAGTTTAATTATAACTGAAGATACAGAAGGGTATATTAAAGTTGTAGATGATAAAGATTTTGAGATGAAAGTATTCATTAATAAAAGTCTAGATAAAGGAAGTATTGTTAAATTAGGAGTTGCTACTTATAATATTGTAGGACACTCACAAGAGTATACCTACTTAGAGTTGGTATCATATTTAAAAGAATTGAAGAAAAGAACTGATCCATTATGGATTAAATTAAATGGACAGTTGGCAGATTAAATAATATGTAGTAGGATGTAAAAGTCCTACTACTTTTAAACTTGAAATTAATATTTATATTAAATATATAGGGCATGACTTCACAGGAAATGAGTAAAGAGTTTAATATAGTATTTGAGAGTGTTGCAAGTATGAATGCTCCTGGATATACAGAGTATGAGAAATCTATACTCTTAACTCAGGCTCAACAAGATATTGCTATTGAAGTTGCTCAAAAAGGAATGGATAGTAATGATTATGCTAGAACTGTACTTGAGAAGTTATTAACTAATTATTCAAGTCCTGTAATAGCTAGTAATACAAGTTTATTTCCTGCTAACGCATACAGAATAACCTTACCAGCAGCATTTTTTTATCCTTTTGTAGAGTTTGCTATTACAGGAGGAACTGTTACAAATAGAGGATGTAAACCTATAGATTATAATTCATATTATACTAACATAAATAATCCATATGCTAAACCTTATGTAGATTTATATTGGAGAGTTTATGAGAATGGTTATTTAACTATAATTACAGACGGAACAACTTTAACAGATATTAAAGGTATATATGTAGCTAAACCATCTCCTATTATTACAGCAATATTAGTAGGAAATACTATAGATGGATTAACAGCAATAACTCAACCTGTATTAAATCCTATTATACATAGAGAAATTGTATACAGGGCCGCAATGAAAGCATATGCCGCAATGAAAGATCAAGCTGGGTATCAGTTACAAAATGCGGAACAACAAGATAATTAATATATT